TATGTCCACTTCGAGGAATGAAGACTCTGAATCGGTTAGGTCTTGGGCCACCTCCAATCAGTGGTGCTTTAAATTCGTCTATTGTTGCCATTCTTTACTCCTTAAACTGCTCCGTAGATTTCTTCAAACTCAACCCCTGACCTTGCAGCCACGAAGTTAAGAGTGATAAAGTTAATACTTCTAGCAGGTTTCACAAAGATAGAACATACAAATTCGTTTCTATCTATAACTGTATCTGTGTTGTTTGTTTCATCACATAATACTGTGAAGTCTGTTAGACCCCTTCTGTTCTTGACATCTCTCAAGAAAGGTTCTACAGCTGCTCTAAATTGTGCTCTAGTGAATGCATCGTTGAATTCAAAGAGTTGTGATTTAGCTGCAGTTGCAATTGCTTTCTCTAAGACTATGAACAACCTTCTGACATTGATTCTATCGAATGCAGATGGTGTACTTAGTGCAGTTTTATCTCCGAAAAGAACTGTTCCTTGGCCTGGGAATGTAACTATAGGGTTAATTCTTGCTTGATATAGATCATCTCTTGATGATTGCGATGGGTTAAATGCAAGTTTTGTAATCCCTAAGTATTGTCCTCTTGAGAAACCAGCTGGTGAATACCATGGGTCTCTAAGAAGGTCTGCCCTTGCCATAATTCCTGCTGTATGTCCTGAGCCAGGCACCCAACAATATCTGTCGTTGTATCTGTCGTACTGGTATACCCAGCCTGAATCTAGAACTGCATAAGAACTTGAAGTAACTGATGCATAATCTGCTACCACATTTGTACTTTGAGTTGACTCAGATGCAACATTAACGACTGATGCTCTTCTAGGTGAAGCTATTACCATACAGTCTTTACGGTTTTCTGCGACTTGGATTAATTGATTTACGATTGTGTTATGATCTGTTAAAAGGTCTCCGTTTGAAGTTCTTGTTGAACCTACGATTAAGAAACTGATGTCTTGAGTTTCCGCGTCTCCGAAGTAGTCAACATACCCACCATATTTAACTGCTGGTGTTACATCAGCACCGTCAGCTCCATCTGCTAGAGATGAGTTGATTGGTGAAGAAGGTCTACCGAATGCAGTAGAACCTGATAATGCATGTGTATGAACACTGTTTGCAGCTGGGTGAGTAGATGTACTGTGACCAGTCCACCATATCCAATCTGATTGATTATTGATTTTAGTCTTGTAGTAGTTTGAAGACCCTGATGCATCTTTACTGTCTGATGCACATGAAACAAATCCGTAAGTTTCTAGAACTTCGTGTTGTTTACCTGAGATAACTCCGTCTTCGTCTACAACTACGACATGAATTTCGTCTGCACTACCTGAAGCTGCAGTTGCAGATGCAGATGTGCCTGGAGCTTTATCAAATTGATTATAAAACTCCCAATATCTGTGAACTTGAGTTCCCGATGCAACTTCTGCTACGAGACCAGTTCCAGCTGGTTGGTTAAGGGCTTCTACGGTTATTGTTCCTGTTGCAGTAGCAGTAACTCTATATTCTTGAGTTGCACTACCAAACCTGACGATATCTCTGACTCCAAATCCTGTTTCAGCAGTAACACTAATAACTGTTTGACCAGCAGCTTCTAATGCAGAAGTTGTAGTCACATTATCGTTGTAATATGCATCAGGTGATGCACATACTGAAACTTTCAGTGAATTTCCGATTGCGCCTGGGTATTTTGCAGTCCATGTCCCAACGGTTCCCGCTGCACCACCATCTTCGAATCCTGATTGATATGCATCAAGGTTCTTGATAGAAGCGTCGGAGTCTCCTCCAGCGTTTGCGTTATAAGCAGTTGAACTTGCAACACGAACAACTTTTAATGATGAACCATATCTTAAGAAAGCCTCTGCTGAATAGAAATCCTCTGCACCTGCGTCTGTGTTAGCTGGTGTAAAGAAGTGGTCTACCAAACCTTTGCTATCTGAAACTGATACTACTTCATCAACAGGGCCCCATCTAAATGCCCCAGCAAATCCTCCAATAGTAGAAGATACTGCAGGCACAACATTTGTCAAGTCAACTTCTTTGACTTGTACGCCTGGTGATACTTGAAATGCCATATTTTTCTCCTGTTAATGTAAAAAGTTGTTTACTGTTTTATTTATAACTTTATAGTTTCTAAAGAACTACCATTTCATCTCATTTTCCATATCTTTACTGTACCAACGGTCACCCTCGTCATCGACAAAGGTAATTTCCTCGGGTTTTGACTCTCCGAATACTCCTGCTGGAAGTACATCATCCTCTATCATCTTTTGTTGTTCTGCATATAACAAGTCTTTGACCTGTTTATCAGTAAGGTGATAAAAGAATTCGGTAGTGATGAACCAACCGAATAACACAAGATTCATAACCATATCATCATGGTAACCTCTGTCAGCTTCGAAAGAGTTTCCTTTCGTAACAAAGGTCATCAATTCAGTGATCGTTGCACGATCTACAACTTTTAACCTATTTTCTTCTAATAATTCCTTTAATGTGGAACAACCAACTCGTTTTATCTTTTTGTTAACCGTTACACCGATATCTTCTGCTTTCAGTTGTCCTTGGGTAAAAACATTCGGATATTCGATGTCATAGTGTAACTGAGTTGCAACCATTCCACCCTCTGCATTGTTTTCTATTATAACCAATGCTTCATTATAATTTCTTACATACTTATTTATAATATCAGGAAACAGCAAGGGACTTATCATAGAATCCCTATATGTTGCAACCTGTTCAAACGGTTGCGTAGATACATCGAAAACAGTGAAAGTAGAATAGTCCATACCTCTTCCTTTTGCAACATCCACTGTACAGATGTAATCATGCCCTTCTATTGGTTTCTTATATATGTTTACACCGTCCCTGTTCCATTCAGGGTCATATGCCATCATACCTAACAAGGTATCTGAGTT